GCAACTCACGCAAAGCATCATCTTCGTTGGGATTCGGATCTGGATTCGTCGGGAACTTTTGCTTTTCCTCAATCTGCCTCTTCCTCATCGATCTGACTAACATATCACCAAGTTGAAGCCTGCGTTGCACGTTGTCTTTTCCACTTCGGCTTCTCCAAATCAGATGCCAGCCACAGGTGTACTCAGCGTAATCCTTACGCGTCAGTTTGGGCCATCGCGACAAGAACTCTTCCAACGTAACACAATCCAAACAATGCTGGGTAGGTGAGAACCAACCCTGAGTCCAATCTTCCTCTTCTTCGCTCGTCTCACTCTCTGCCTCATACTTCTCAAAGTAAGCATCCGTTCGACCGGTAGAACTCTCTGAATCCGATCCATCTGGTTCAGGGGGGGGCGCGAGAATCTTGTGAGGTTCCAAAGGCTTTGACAGCGTCTTAGATTCCTCAACAGGCTTGGGCAAATTACCTTCGAACACGGCTTGATACGTCCTAGCTTGAGCAGCCATGATGATTTCAATACCCATGCTTTTCTTGGTCCGACTTGTCAAGGTAGTGGTCTCATCCCAAACTACAGTCCCCGAGAGATTGAACATATTCTTCTCAGTGACATTGACATCCTTACGCCAACGGCCAACCCAACCCTTCAACAACATAAAGAAGTTCTTCCTCTCAGACTCCGGGACTTGCCATTCGACTCCGTACTCACTCCATCCCAATTCCTTGATAAGGATCTGGATTGTAGGCACCAAATGTAACGGGTGCGGCTCGTTGACCAACTCTTGAGCTCGTTTCGCAAACTTTGCCTCAAAGAACTTATGCTTCAAACGGATCAGATGTCCCAATGTCTTGTATCGAATCATCTCCGCAGTAGTACCATAGTACTTACTCTGCAGATCTGCAACAACCGGGATCTTAACAGCCTCGAGCACAGAATCAATAAGCATCGCTTGAACTCCAATCGGAAAGTACATGTGATTGTCGACGGTAAACTGCCGAAACTTTCCCCAGGCATCAGCCTCCTTAATGGGGATCGTCTTCGCGTACTGATAGAGCTTAGTGTAATACTCCGTCTTAATCAAGGGAAGCTTCTTGGGCATCGCACGTTTCAACCGACGCAAAGGCATCATATCTGGCATGCTAAGAGCAACGTACGAATTGGTACTCAGCTGAAAGCGACTCCAACACTGGACATGAGAATTCAACCGCGAATCAATGATCGATCCGTGAATGGCCAACAAACCATGCTTGTCAGAAATGGCATTAGCCAAAAGCAAGCCAGGATCAGCAGGTTGTTCATACTTCCCTCCCAAATGCCCCTCTGGAATGTACACAAGAGTGCCGTCATCAGCGTAATGAAACTGATACAACGTAGGATCAGGTGACGCGTCCGCAATGAGTGAAACCAATGGATAAACATGAGTCAGATAAACAAACATGACTTTCGGGTTCTTGAGGAAAAATTTCCACAAGAAGCTCTCAGTCAAGTAATGTCCACTATCATGAAATATAACCGTAGGCGTGGTGATCTCAGGTAAACGGAAAACGCTCTCAGGAACAGAACTCGTACCGGCAAATCTCGAATGGTCTTTCATATCAATGATGGGATTTACATGCGTAGCCTTGAACTCTCGACCCAAACTTCGCAATCCAGTCTCCAGCATCCCCCAGTTGGCTTGTCCCATGGAAACAGTTGTGTAGTCCGACTTCACATGCTTCGGCAGCTCCTCATAGCATTGGATCCGTCGAATAGCGGCGTGGATTGGATGATCATGGGTATCAGCATTTGTCTCAGACCAAGGAATCTTCAACTCAGACGCATGGTGTTGGTTGGAGGCCGGGATTGCCCATGGGCAAATCTTGTTCACTCGACCCAACGC